ACTGCGGGCAGCTGGGCATCGACTGGCGAACGGCCGACCTGTCCGACTACCTTGAGGCACTCGATGCCCACAATGAAGCGATGGATCCGGAGGGCGCGAAGCCTGAGGCCAGCGATGACTTGCGCCGTTTCATGAGTGCCCACGGGGCAACTGTTGCGGCGGGAAGCACGGCGGCGGGAAAGGGATAGCGCTTGGCTATGGCCGAGATTGATCCCGTTATCCTCGAATTGCGCGCGCAGGTTGACCGCTACATGCGCGATGTAGACCGCGCCACGCGGCGGGTGGAAAGTCAGTTGACTCGCCAGCAACGCGACGTGCGCCGTCTCGAAGACCAATTCCGGTCCTCGTCCAGTGCGATCGGCACAAGCTTGAAGGGGTTGGCCGGCACCTTGGCAACCGCCTTCACTGGCCGCGAGCTTATCGGGCTGATCGACCAATTCACGCGCTTCGAGAACAGCCTGAAAGTCGCAGGGCTTGAGGGTGAAAGGCTCGCCGAGGTCCAAGAGCGGCTGTTCCAAACAGGTGCGCGTTACGGTGTCTCCGTCAACGCTTTGGCCGACCTCTACGGCAAGGCCGAACAAGCGGGCCGTGATCTGGGTGCATCGCAGTCTCAGCTACTTGTTTTGACCGATGCTGTGGCGCAGTCGCTGCTTGTCTCAGGTGTCAGCACGCAAGAGGCGAGCGGCGCCATCCTCGGCCTATCGCAGGCGCTTGCAAGTGGCACCGTGCGAGCCGAAGAATTCAATCAGATCAACGAAGGTGGCCTTCGCATCCTGCTCGAAGCCGCGGCTGCGGGAGACAGATTTGGCGGATCGGTTTCGAGACTGCGCGCCGCGGTCCTCGAAGGCGAGGTTTCCAGCCAGCAGTTCTTCCGCTCCATTCTATCTAATGCCGAATTGGTCGAGGGCCGTGCATCGAAAGCCAATCTCACACTTGCAGGCGCCACACAGGCTCTGACCGACGCGCTTTCCCGCTACGTGGGTGAAGCTGCCAATGCCAATGGCATTACTGGCGCGCTCACTTTGGGCATTCAGAAGCTTGCCGAAAATCTTGATATCATTATCCCGGCCCTTGCCACCATTGCGGCCGTTCTGGGTGTGCGTTTTGTTGCGAGCGCGGCGGCAGCAACGGTAGCGGCGGTCGGACTGCGGGTTGTGGCTTTGGGCCTTGCGGTGCAATTGAATGGTACAGCGGCCGCTGCAACCTTGGCGGGCCGGGCGTTGCTGGGCGCGTTCGGAGGTCCGATCGGTCTCGCCATAGGGGCTATCGCGGTAGGGCTCACGCTCGTTGCGACCAGCGCCCGCGGGGCGGAGGCAGCAACTGGCCAATACAAGCAGCAGCTGGAGCAATCCCGTAAAGCATCTGACAGCGCCCGTGAGGCAGCCGAGCGCTTGGCGAGCGCTCACGGTAAGACCCGTGAAGAGGCATTGAAGGCTGCCAATGCCGAACGCCAATTGACGCAGCAGAAACTTGCGAGCGCTCGCGGCTCCGTCATTCAAGCACAGGCTGAACTTGCCCGCGCGCGCGCGTTTCAAAAGGGACAGAACCGCGCGTCATTTGGCGCGGGCGGGGTTCCAGGCACAGCTGCGGCTATTCAGGGCCGTGGCGATACGCGTGTGGCGACTGCCCGCTCCAATCTGGACGCGGCCAATGAGGCATCTGCGAACCTCGAAAAGAGCCTCAAGGATCTCAATGCGGTAATCGAAGCGGCCGCACCGCCTGATATCTCTGCAGTCGGCACGGGCAATCTCAAGAAGAATAGCGCCCGCAGTGCGCCTGAGAGGGACGGAGCAGCAATCGATTCTCGTTTCCGCGACGAACTCGACAGCATCCGCTTGCGCGTCAATCAGGCTGAATTGCAGCGCGCCACGACTGCCGAAGAGCGCGCTGAACTCGAAGGCCGCTTGCTGGAAATCGCTGAGGATCAGGCTCTTCGTTCCGTCGATGCGGATAAAGACTACACTGAGGCACAGAAGGCAGAAATCAAAGCCCGGCTCGCTGGGCTGGGAGAAGCCGAGCGCGATAACATCGCATTCCGCGAGCGCGCCGAAATTGAGCAGCGCAATGCCGACCTTGCTGAAGAGCGCGGCCAGATCGAGGTGGAAAACCTACGCCTGCAATTTGATCTCGCCACCACCGAGAAGGATCGGCGCCGCGTCGCGCTCGATATCCTCGACGCCGAGGAACGGCTCTTACTGGCGCGCGAGCAAGCCATCATCGACAGCGAAACCGCGCAGCAGGCCGACAAGGATCTGGCAAAGTTGCGCCGCGATGCGATTATTGCGCAGAGCGGGGCATCGCGCGCTGCGACCAATCGACAGTTCGCCAATCCGCTTGAGCGCTTCGCGCTCGGCACCGAAGATTCGGACACGCGCATCCAAGAGGCGGTCGTCCGCCGTGTGCAGGACATCAACGAGACGATCACCGACAGCTTCACCAATGCGCTGGGGATCAAGGATCCGTTCCTCAAGGAACTGATCTCGATCTTTCTCGACAAGAACGTATTCGGCCCGCTGGCCGAGGCGCTTTCTGCGCAAGGTGGGGGCGGCGGTGGCATCCTGTCCTCAATCGCCAGTGTGGCGGGCAGTCTGTTCGGCCGCGCATCTGGTGGGCCTGTCAGCGCGGGCCGTGTCTACCGGGTCAACGAGGGCGCCGGTGCAGGCCGTGTCGAAGGCTTCCGCCCCGATGTCGGCGGGCAGATCATTCCGCTGGGCCGCATGAATGCAGCTATGGCGCCATCAGGCGGTGGGGGGTCGGGTGCGGCGACAGTCCGTCTTGAACTCTCCGGCGATCTGGACGCCCGGATTGAAAGCATCTCCGGCCCTGTTGCGCTCGAAGTTGTGCGAGTGACTGCGCCAAGTGTCGTGGATGCGGCGGCAAACGAGACAGCGCGCCGCTTTAGCAGACCAAGTCTATGAGCGAAATTACGGTCCCATTGCCAGACGATCTGCAGCTTGATCGGCTCGAGCTTTCCAGTCCTTCGCAAGTCAACCGCTCCACATGGACGGGCCGTCGCAAGGTCATCGGACTGGCAGGCGTCGAGCGGTGGCAAGGCTCCGTCTCGATCACCTCTATCGCGACCGAGACTGACGAGATCCAATGGCGGGCATTCCTGTTTGCCCTCAAGGGGCCGCAAAACTGGTTTCGGTGGCCACTGCCTTGCAATTATCACATCGGGCCGAAGCCGCGCGTAGCATCGGGCGCGACCAACGCATACATCCTCCCCCTATCCGGGATGCAGCCCAACACGCGTATCTTGCGCGCCGGCCAATTCATGACGGTACCATTGCCGAGCGGTCACTTCCGCGCCGTCTGCCTCACGGCCGATCTCGTTGCGAATGGTGCGGGCAATGCAAATGCGGTGTTCGAGCCAGCGCTGAACGAAACTCCCACGCTCAATACCGCGGTTGAAACCGTCTTTCCGTTCGTGCCGATGGCTCCTGTGGATTCCGTTATCGGCCTTGCCGCATCGCAGGGCATTTCCGGCACGAGCTTCGCGGTTGAGGAGGCTCTCTGATGTCTCTGCCCGACTTCGCCCACGCCGCGGCTCTTGAAGCCGAGTATATTCGTCCGGTTTGGTTTGCATGGCTCGACTTCATTGGCGATCCCGTGCGCGCAAACAGCAGTGGTGCCGACGTGACGCCCATCGGAACGGGAGACCCTGACCTCGATGGCGTGCCCTTCATTGGCATATCGGGCGATTTGGTTTCAGTCACGCCGGTTAAATTGAAGGAAGGTGGCTCCGACGCTGTCACCGCTGAGATTTCCGGCATCCGGGGCCTTGATGCCGATGCAATTTCCCTGCTCAACAACCCGGCCAATTGGCGCGGGCGCGATGCGCGCCTGTGGCGCATCATCCGAAATGCAGGAAACGTCCAGCAAGGCGGCTTTTACGCCTACTACACGGGCAAGATGGTCGCGCTCACGCATAGCGGCAGTGAAATCGGACAGACGATCCGCGTCACGATCGAAAGCTATTTGGCCATCTTCGCCAGCGCGTCCAACCGCACCTATCTCGATCAAGCCGAATATGATCCGGGCGATCAAAGCGCCCGCGCATCAATCGCTATAGCCAACGGCAATTTTGGCGGGGCGGTTGCTCGCAACAGTTCGGGCGGCGGCGGTGGCAGCTTTGGAAGTGATCTTGTCAACGGCGTCTTGAACACGGTGGATCGCCGATGACCGAAAACACCCCCCTCCCTCGCCTTGCCCGCTTGCCCGATTGGGAGGCGCGGCTTCACGACTTCATGGCCGCCAACCGGGACCGCGAGTTCCAATGGGGCGAATGGGATTGCATCCTGTTCGCTTGCGCGGCTGCCGATGCCATCACAGGCGTCGACAAGGCGGCCGAATATCGTGGGCGTTACACCACTCCCATAGGGGCGGCCCGCATTCTCCGCAGGCTGGGTCAAGGCACGCTGCTTGCCACCGTCGACCATGAGTTCGAGGCCAAGCCTGTCAGCTACGCGATGCGCGGCGATCTGATTTGGCACGATGGCTGCGTGGGCGTCTGCCTGGGCGCCTCAGCGGCTTTCGTTACTGACCCTGAAATCATGGATGCGCTCGAAGCGCCGCGCGTGGGCGGATTTGTGATGTTGCCGCGCGCGATGTGGCAGAAGGCTTGGGCGGTCTGACATGGGCAAAGTCGTCAAAGTCCTAACTCTCGGCCTGTCTGGTGCTGGCGGCAAGGTGGGCAAGTTCGCGCAATCTGCTGCGCTGATCGGCGCGGGCATTGCGACCGGCAACATCGGGCTCATCTCGGCGGGCATTTCGGTCGGCGCCAGCGCTTTGAAATCCCGCTCGCCCCGCAACAGCCCCGAGAATGCGAACCGGCTTCGCGCCAATGTCGATCCGCTCACGCCGCGCAAGACGGTCATCGGCTTCACTGCAATGCCTACCGACATCCGTGATGAGGAATTTACAAACAATCAGGAGTTCTTTCATCGCTTCATCGTATGCGCCAGCCACAAGGTGCAATCGATCGATGAAATTTGGTTCGATGATGAGATCGCATGGTCACAGGCCGGGGGCGTAACAGGCAAGTTTGCAGGCTATCTGGCACTCGATGTTTGCACTGAGGGTAGTGCTGCCGAGGCTATCAACATCAGCCCGCGCATGGGTGCGACCCGGCGCTATACTGGCCTCGCCTATGTCTATCTGCGCTACAAGCTGACCGGCAATAACAAGAAGACGGACAGCCCTTTCGCGCAGTCGATTCCGACACGCATCACCATTCGTGGGCGCGGCGCTATGCTGCCCGATCCGCGCAACCCAGCCCATAACATGTCCGACCAATCCACTTGGACGTGGAACGAAAACGCCTCGCGCAATCCCGCGCTTGCCCTGCTGTTTTATCTGCTGGGCTGGCGCATCAACGGCAAGCTGGCAGTGGGCAAAGGCATTCCGGTCGATCGTATCGATCTCGATAGCTTCATCACGGCCGCCAATCTCTGCGACGAGATCGTGCCCAAGCCGGGCGGCGGGACAGAGCCGCGTTATCGCTGTGATGGTGTGTGGAGCGAGGGGGACGGCCCTACCACCGTGATCGACATGCTCAAGGCGTGCATGAACGCCGACCTTGATGATGTCGGCGGCAAGCTGCGCCTCACCGTGTTTCATAATGATCTTGCCACCCCGATTGCCGATTACGGCGATAATGACATCATCGATGGCTTTAGCTGGCAGCCTCTGCCGCCGCTTGATGCCACGTTCAATGTGGTGCGCGGGCTTTACACCGATTCCAGCGATACAGGCCTTTATCAGCAAGTCGAATATCCCGAACAGCGCGAGGCAAGCCCGGACGATATCGACCGCATCGAGACCTTCAACTTGCCCATGGTGCAGTCGCCCGGGCAGGCGCAGCGCCTTGCGCAGCTTCGGTTGCAACGTCAGCAATATGGTGGGGTGTTTGAGGCCGAGTTTCAGGCGAATGCGTGGAAGGTCACCAAGAACAGCATTATCCGGCTGACTTTCGGACAGACCGGGTTCGTCAGCAAGTTCTTCCGCGTTGCCGAAATGGAGATCCGGCAGGACGGGCGCGTGCCGCTCAAGCTGCGTGAAGAAGACCCGGCGATTTATGGAGACCCGCCGCTGACCGGTCCAATCTCGCCGGTTTTCTCGACTCCGTTCGACCCGGCCAACAGCCCCTATGTTCAGGCGATCAATCGCTGGCAGGGACAGTGGTCACCGACCACGACCTATTTCCTCGATGATTTGGTAACCGCGGGTAACGGAGCGGGTTGGCGCTATATCAATGCAACGCCAACGGCCGGGCAACCGCTTCCTACTTTCCCGGCGACTTCGAATGCATATTGGGAGTTGTTCACCGCGGTTCCCGCCAATGTCGCGCCTGC